TACTGAGCCTTGAGCGATGCCATCCTAGCTTCAGAGCCGGGAATCTTCATCGAGAGCATGTAGGCCAAGCCCGCGACCATGCAGGGCAGGAAGCGGAACGGGATGTCCTGCCCGTTAGAGCCATTACCCACGTCGAACATGCGGCGCAGCCGGGTGTAGTAAATGGTGTACGGGGTGCTGTTGTCGGGCTTCGGCCACACCGTGAACTGCGGATAAACCACCGCGCCAGCCGAGTCCGTTGCACCCGTACGACGATTGATCCAGATCTGGATCGGACGCCCCGTCGCGTTCTTGTTCGGGATGGCAACGTAGGTGCTGGACGAAATCCGGCTGATGTTGATGTCGATCTGGTTCGTGCCGGTACCCGTCCGGATCACATGGTCAAGCAAGTCCACCGTGTCGGCAGGGAGGTCATAGGTACCGACGTTGTAGGTCAAGGCATGCGTGCCCTGCTCAAGCGTCCACAGATTGATGCCCCGATTGGACCAGTCCATGAGCAACAGGGACAGACTACGCTTAGCCGTACGCAGGTCGTAACCGCTACGAAGTTCCGCGCCGCAACGCTCGAAAGCCTCTTCCACGATGGTGTTGAGGTCGAGATTGAAGTCGGTTGTGGCTGTAGTCTTGTCGGCCATTACTTCTTACCCTTTACCCGCTTGGCGGAAGCTGCGCGTTTTAGCAGCAACGCCTTTGGGTTGCCGGACGAACTGCTTGCCTTGGGCTTTGCCTTTTCGCTTGGCGGCAGAAGTTCGGGCGTACTCAGCAGGGCTGAGAGCCTTGATCGCAGCTTCTGGTAGGTATCTTTCGCCCGTGTCAGAAGATCGTTTACCACTTTTGGTTCTCCATTTCTGCTGAGTCCACGCCTTAAGCGACTGCTGTGGGGCTTTCATATTAGTCCCTGTATCCACCGCCCCGCCGTTTATATTCCTTAGCCAACAGTTGGCTTTTTCTCGCGCTCCACTGACCTGCCTTGGTACCCTGCACAGCCCGAGACTTGATCGACTTGAACAGGCTCTCACGCATGCCGGGCTTGGTGTAGTTCCCGGCCTCGTTGACCTTGCTCTCGCCGCCCTTCTTGAAAGTCTTGACGGGCTTGTCGTCCCCACGTCGCTTGGCACGAGGGATCTTGCTAGGAGCCATAGCACCCATACCACGCGACGGCATCATCAGACGAACTTCCCGCGAGTCTTGCCCTTGGTAGCGCAGCCATCAGCACGCTTGGACGCAGACGAGACGGAGCCGCCGGAAGCGTACTTCTTCACCCGCCCACCAGAGCGCATACCGTCAACTTCACGAGCCTCCCGTGCGGCTCTCATCATAGCGGTTTTCTGCTGGTTTTCAGTCATAGCATCGACGCGCCTACCGATATCGTAACGACGCTTGGCAGTCTGAAGTCCACGTGCAACACGCCCTGCAGGAAGCAGACTGGCAGCACCGAGAGCAAATTTACCCACTGCGTCGGAACGCTCATCGGGCGTCATCCCGGTCTCTTCCACCTGACTACGGTATCCCGTAGCACGATCACTAGGCAGGGAAATTCCCTTACGCTTTGGGGTACGTCGTGGGCTGTTACGCTGCGTAGGACCGCCTTCCGTCACGTCGTCTTCTGACGACGGCAAATTGCCTCGCGGCGTGAGGTCGTCCATCGAGTCGTCTTTTCTGTCGGTCGTGTACTTTTTGCCCTGCCACGTAAAAGTTTTGCCCGGACCAAGTTCGCGGCGCTTCTTCTTAAAAGCGTCGTCAAAAGACATATCGTCAATAGGTTTCATACAAACTTTCCTCGGGTCTTACCCTTAGTAACACAACCATCAGCCCGCTTGGAAGCGGAGGAAACGGAACCACCCTTAGCGTACTTCTTGATAAGGCCGCCTTTACGCACGTTCTGAACGCTAGGTGAAAGGCTTGGAGTAAACTCAGACTCTTTACCTTTCCTTAGCCTAAAGTGATCCCGCAATTGCTGCTCTCGTATATACCTTTCTTGCCTTGTCCGCTGTTCTCTTAACTGCTGCGCTTCGCGTTCGCGCTGCTCCTGTATACGCTTACGCCGCGCTTCGGCAGCATCGTGCTGTTTGCGCTCTTCAGGAGACAAGCTCTCCCGGTACGATTCTGGAGTTACGACTCTATCTAATGTGACAAGATCGTCCTCCCAATTTTTGGGTGCAGGCGCATCAGGAGCCGAGGGGGTCGCCCTAGGCTTTTCTACCGGATTGCGAAATCCTGTAGCACGATCTCCCGGAAGCGGGATTCGCCTGCGCTTGGGCGGGCTATTAGGCACAGCGTCCGCCGCCAGCCATCTTGACCATCTTGCCCTTGGTCTTGCCCTTAGCAGTGATGCCATCGGCACCCTTGCGGTAGACCGCGCCGCCTTCCTTGTAGCCCTTGACCATCGCACGGCCCATCGTGTCCGGCGTACGGCGCTTCATGGCGCGACCGGCCTTGTCAGCCATACCTTTCATTTTCATCTTCATTTCGACTTACTCCTGAATTTACGGCCTTTGTCGGCCTTGTTGAATTCCTTCGCCACCTTGGTCGGGACTCCGACTTTCTTAGCAAAGGCTGGGTTATAGGCGGCAGCAGCCATCAGATTACGCTGCGCCTTTGACTTACTGGGCACGGTGCTGTTCCACCAGTCGATCAATCTTCTGCTCAAGCCGGTCCAGCCGGTCTAGTAGCATCTGCGAGTCAGCCCGAACTTCAACGCGGGTGATGTGGTCCCGCGCAACTTCTTCACGGGTCTTGTTGAGCAGGATCCCAATACGATGGATCTCGTCAGACTTCTCTTTCATCACGTACCCGATAAAAGCAAGTACGGCAGTCAGGGCTATGTTCCAGATCAGGATGTCCATCTCAGCAATTCCACGCCCTGAGCGACTTGTTGATCCGGCTGTTCGGGTCATTCGCTGTCTTGGCACTCGTAAGCTTTTTCTTCATGCCCGACATGCGAGCACAGAACGATTTCTTACGAGAGCCGCCTTCAGGCTGAGGACGCTTCAGGCCCGGCTTACCCGGATTGGCCTTGTTGTAGGAAGCCCGGCCTTTGGCATTCAAGCCGCCAGCCGGGTTCTTCCCTTCCTTGCGTTGCCACGCAGGAGACTTAGCCATAGAACACCATCACCGAGACCACGGTCGTCAGATCAACGTAGATGTCGGTCTGGAAGAGCAAGCCTTCACCCGGCATGAGCATGTAGTACGCCGAACTAGAAGCCGCCAACGTATTGAGCGTCAGCCGAGTAGTACCGCTTGCTCCGCCATCCTTGAAGATCACGCTGCCCGCGCCAGCTGCAGGAACGATATAAACAGCCTTTACACGATTGCGTCCGAGATCATTCCCGGCTTGGTCCTGCAAAAGCCCATCCGTCGTTCGGACCGCACTGGCTAAGACGTCTGTTTGCATAGCCATGTGAGGCTCCTATTAAGCGATGGTCACACCACGCGAAGCAAGGATCGCCCAGCCAAGCGAGGTGTAGATCAGCGTGACCGAATCGCTCACCGCCGTAAACGTAACCGTCGCAAAGCCAAGCGGAGTAGTCGGGGTAAGCACCGCCGAACCACCGTCAACCGTGTGTACGATGACCTTGAGCTCACCGACAGCACCGTTGGCAAGCGTCAGGGCCTGAGACGCACCAGTCGTGGTAAGCGAAGTGAACGTGTTGGTGATGTCAACCGCACCAGCGCCCGAGAGCGACTGGGTACCAAGGACCACATCAGTCCCGAAGGACGAGTTGACGGTCACGGCACCCGAGGTGCTGTTGATGCTGATGGACTGGAAGCCGTTCTGTGAACGGACCGGCCCCGAGAACGTGGTATTAGCCATGTATATATCTCCTCACATGCGAGTAATAACGGTGCTTATCAGTCTGCATGTCGTCAGTCGGGGCTGTCTGATAAGCGAATTTTTCCCGAAGGTTCTGTATACGCTCAATCAGAAAGGGTGTCAACAAGCTGATTTGACTTGGCGAGGTTTTCCTCGCGGGTGATGACCCGCAGGTTCCAAGGGACGTGAAGACCCGACACCGTAGAACCTAAAAGCGGGATGATGTGATCCACGACATACGGCACCCCCGTGACCCGGCTTACCGTCATAGCGTCGATATACAGCTGCCGTATGGCCTGCTTGTGCTCCTTGGTCAACCATTTGGGCGTAGCGTTCCGGAACCGGCGACGGCGGAAACTGACATGGGCGCGATAGAGGTCAGGATTAGTGAGCCGATACTTATTTCTATACCTACGCCGGTCCTCGTTTGAGCGCGAAAGGGCTTTTAGTTTTACTAGTTCTGCATTGCGCTGATAGTACTTCCGCTTCGCTTCTTTGGCTATTTCGGACCGGTTGTACTGCCTAAAGTACTCAGCGCGGGTGACGTTCCTTTTTTCCCAGTCAACCCTTAAGCATTCAGTGCAGGCTCCCTTCACCTTGCGGGGGGCAACATGGCCGTGCTTACACGGCTCTCCAGTGAAGTAATGCTTAGCCCCCGTAGCCTTGGCTTCGGCGCGAGACTTAGGCAGCGTTGAAGTATCCATCTGTAGCCCCGTATTACGATACAGGTAAAGCTTATACAACGGATTTCAAAAGGTCAAGACAAAAAGAAGGGGGGCCGAAGCCCCCCTCCCAATCAGCGTAAGTTACTGATTTATCAGGACGAACCCGGCGAACCGAAGATGCCGAGCGGGTCACTCCAGCCGAAGCTGTAACGCTCGCGGCTCTTGTAACGGACGTTCCCCGTGTCAAAGTCACCATCCATGGAATTCGCCAGCGGCGAACGGACGAAGTGCTTCAGGCCATTCGGAACATCGGTTCGGAGGAACCAGCCGTTCGTGTCGGTCAAGTAGTGGTTGACCGTATAGCCTTCCGGGATCGAGCCCATCGCCTTGAGGGCGTTGATGTCGTTATCAGCGGTCGAAACACGGAGCTCCGTGTCAAGAAGACGCTTGGCGACGAACATCAAGGACGGGGGCACGATGAGCTTACGCGGCTTCGCCGCAATGAGCAGACCACGTTCGTCAGTCCAACCAGCGATCTGAATCACTGCAGCCTCAAGCGAAGTCTCGTTGAGGTCCGAAGCGGTCAGACGGTTGCTGTTGACGCCGCCCGAAACGAGCGGATGGTTCGCATTGCAGAGCGACACGCCGTCACCACCGGTCACACCGGCAGCAAAAGCGTTGTTCAGGACCGAAGCAGCCTTGACCTGCTTCGTGTACGCCATAGCGCGGGCAAGGCCCTTGGTGTAGCGCTTGCTGAGCGAGTCGTACAGATTGTCCTCAACAGCCTCTTCCGTGATGGAGAAGCCGAGAGCAATCGTCTCGTGGTTGTAACGAGCCGTCCAAGCTTCCTGCGCATTATCGTACGCAATGGCCTGACCCTCGGGCTTGACCGGGGCAGCGGAGAACCCGCTCAGCTTCGTCTCTTCTTCAAAGGAACGCTCGGAGGTCTCAGTCTCGTAGATCTCCTTGTGCTCCTCACCATACTGCTTGTACTCCAGACCGAACAGGGCGTTCAGGCCGGGCAGCAGCTCCTTAAGAAGTTGTGCGCGTGAAATAGCCATTTCTTAGAACTCCCTATTAGGTGCCGACCGTGTTGTTGTACGCGTGGTAAGTCGCGTTGAACTTCACGATGAACTCAACAAAGTTGCCGCTGGTGTTAACCGAATCGGGGACGATATCAATCACGCGAAGCGGCAGCGAAGTCGCAACGTTGTTGATAAAGACGCCCATACGGCTGTTGCCAGTCGTCGAGGAACCCGTGTTGAGAACGAGCTCCGCATTGGTGCCAAACGAGTTGGCACGGCTGATGAACGCCGGGAGAAGACCGCCCGTCGAACTATCCGCCACGTTGCTGGTCACGTTGACGACACGGTACAGCGCGTTCGGATCATCCGAGACATACGCCGTGATGTCGTCAGCCGCAACACTACCGGGGTAGTACTGCGAGAAGAGCTTCTGCTTCGTGGCCGGGTTCGTGTAGGAACAGCCAAGGAACACGCCGATCACACCGGCAACCGAGTTGGTGGCCTGATTCTGAAGGGTCGTGATGATGACATTTCCCGACGAGTTCAACTGCACGACATCGCCGTTATACATGGCAGTGCCGTAGTTGTTCCCAATCGCGATCTGTCGAGTAGCACCCGCAAACGGAAGGCCGCCAACCAAGTTGACCGGCTTAAGTCCGTAAGGGGCATCAACAGTGGGGTAAGCCATTTGATACTCCTAAAAGATGAATTTATTTACCGCCACGCCCGAACGAAGTGGTCGTACGCTTCTCATTGAAGAGCGGCATACGGGCGTCGTTCTGGCGCATAAAGTTGTTGTCAACGGCGTCCATCTGAGCTGCAGCCTGCTTGAGATAGAAATTATCTCGCTGCTTCATCATCTCTTCAGGGGCCTTGCACAACAACAGCCCGCCGATCTCGACATTTCCCTTGAAGCGGGAGTTCGGATCAGCCTGTAACATCAGCTCCGGGTGGTCTTCGGCCTTGCAAGGCTCCCAACCTTCACGGAACTTGGAGGACGTATTCGTTGGGTCTGCTGTGCCCATCAAACTGGTCCGGATCCACCTGAATACCCAACCCGGCTGTTCCTTGGGTGAAGGAAGAACCTGTGGGGGTGCCCAAGCGAGTTTGCGCAGCCCGGATTCTCGGTTTTCGAGTTCACGAGTAAGTCTGTTCTCAGCCATTGTTATTCTCCAATTTCATGATTTCACGTGCGTACTGTTCATTGCTGATGCCAAGCTTCTTGGCAAGCGCAACTTGAGTCGGTGTCAGGCGGACCTGACGCGGCGCGGTTCCCCGCGTTACTGGAGCCACTACATTGGCTGGCTTTGTGCGAGATGGCTTTTCAGCTTCCCTCGTTTGAGGAGCTTCGTCTGCCTCGCCTTCGTTGAAGGACTCAGGAAAACGCTTCCTCATGGTCTCGTCAATTCGCCGATAGTAATCGTCACTACGCGGATCAACACCAGACCGGACCAACTTCTCATGCAGGCCGAGTGCGAGGGCGGTCATTTCCTCGTCATCGCCAAACCACGTGTTCCTTGCCTTCCAGTTTTCTGCTTTCTGGTCAGCGGGTTGCGGCGGCGTCGTAACCTGTTGTGTGGGTTGTACTCTTTCTGACTCGTCTTGTAAAGAGGGCTGGAAGCGCTCGTACTCCTTAAGGCGGAGCTTGGCATCGGTCAGGGCTTCCTGCGCATCGGTGATTTTTTCAGAGTCCCCGGAGTCATATGCCTGTTTCAGGCGGTCCTTGGCAGTGTTCAGCTCGTTGGTAGCGGCCTTGGTAACCTCTTGGATGTAGGCTTTTTCGCCCGTCCCAAGACGCTGCTTCAGGCGACGGTTCTCCTCCATCTGGGCCTGAGCGAACTTAAGAGCCTCGTCCTTTTCACGGGAAACGGCCTCTTTAGCACGACGCTCGTCGTGCCAGACCTTCTTCATCTGCCCAAGGCGCTTCTTGACCTTTTCGGAGTACTCCTCAAGGTCGTCCTTGTCGAGCTCGTCCACGATCTCCTTCGGGAGAGGCTTACGGCCCCTATCCTCTGGCGGGGTATCGTCCTCGATCTTGACCTCAAACTCGGGTTCTGCTTCTGCCTTATCGGCAGGGATCTCGTCGGGAAACTTAAATTCTTCTTGTTGCATAAAAACAACTCCTTATGCGCGACGGATGCCACGGGGGTCTTGGACCACCGCTTCCACCGTGTCGTCGTGAATAACGCGGAACTCACGTCCGTGGATGACCACGCGGGTGCCGGAATAGGGTCGTGTCAGCACGAAGTCCCCCTCCTTACACCACGGCCCGGT